TTCCAATGCATCTATCATCACTTCAATTTTATCAATACCCAACAGTTTCATTGAATCTTCTTGCATCATAACAAAATCTTCAACCAAAAAACTTTGACTTTCAAGCCATACATGTTTTGTCTTTGAGATTTCTTTAATTAATCTTACAACATCAGTATTAATATCATTTGTATGTATCAAAACATCATGAAACGGATTTTCATAGATAAATTTAACTATTTCATCAAAACTTTTTTCATTAAAGACATAATCAACATTCACAAAATAAATATGACTAAAAAAGCCAATATTTTTATAAAAGTTTGATTTTAATACAATATTTTTCATAATTCTACATTAATTTAGTTTTTTCCAAAATTTACTTGTTATATCAATAAGTGACTCTTTGCTGAATGGTATTTTATACAAACGCTGATTTGTTGCTTTTTTACTCAAACCGCCTAATTTTTCGTCATAATGTCCTATTTTTACATAATCAAAATTTAAGAAGTCAAAATCTTTTGATATTTCATCTCTTCCACTGTACCATCCTATTTTCAGATTTCCATACTTACGGCTTATAATTATTTTTCTAGCCAATTCATTAATTTCATTAACGTTTGCATCACCACCCATAAAACAAACACAAGTGATTCCGTCATTTTCCTTTATCAGTCGTTCCAACTCTTCAAATGTCAGTTCCGTACCGACATCTTCCCATAGGAATTTAGAATGACAACCCACACAACGACACGGACAATTTGTGATGTTTATTGCAAGGGTAATCTCATCGGGTATTTCCTCAAAGACTACCATTGCATTATAATATTTAAGCATTCAATTCCTTAATTTTATCAGTTATTTCTTGTAAATTAAACAAACCAACCCACCTTTGGATTTCTTCTTCATTATTGTCAACTAATATGGTAACAGGAATGTTTCTTATACGATATTTTTTTAACAAATCCTCTTCTACTTCATCAACATCATATTTTACAACTTCACAATCATTAAAATTTTCCAATTTTTTATTGAGTGTCTTACAAGGTTGGCACCAGTCAGCGCCAAATTTTAATACTTTGTATTCCATTTTATTCCTTTCTTATTTTATTCTTTATTATAATATCTCATTTTTTCTTCTATTTGTCTTGCTTCTGCAAATGAAGAAACACGCTTTAAATATCCAATTATACGTGTCAGATAGTCTATGTTGTGACTACCACACTTAGGACAAACGTCCAATGTATCCTTACTTATATACCCACAATCGTTGCAGACTGAATTCTTACAATTAAATGTAAAATATGAACAACCGTATTCGGAAGCAACCTTTAACAATTGTCTATATTGTTCAAATGACAAATGTTCATTAATATTTAAATGACAAGCCTGTCCACCATCCAAATATTTAACAAATCTGTTGCCATGTAACTTCATTTTGTCCAAAAGTGACAAATTTGTATCTTCAGGATTGAAGAAATAACTGCTGTACATAACATGTTTTGGTGAAACATAATATCCGTCCTTCTTGTCCCAATTATAGTTTTTATTTGAAAGATTTTCACCCGGAACAAACTCTGTATTGTACATACAATCCCTTGTTTTATCTTTCTTGTTTGATTTATTAATAGTTTCAAGGATAATATTTACAAATTCCTCGTAATCATCATTCAAATTAGGCTCAATACCAAGAAATTCGGCTGCATCCGTAAGACCATTCACACCAACAGTAAGGTATTGTTTTTTAAGTGAAATAAAACCTGCACTATAAACATCCAACATTTGTGCATTATAGAAATCTTTTATAATTTCATTAAATGCCCTCTGATATTTATGTACTCTTTCGGTGATTTCGGTTATGGCGTTTGAAATATATTCATATAATTCTGTCTTATGTTTACCTATGTTTGAAACAAAGAACTGTTTTCCATTTTCAAGTTCATAATTTTCCTTATCTTTAAGGAATTTCCTCGTTGCATTCTGAATAACTCTATTAAGGTTAATTGTCATAACACTCTTTGAACCTGTTGCAACAGAAGCAGTACCCATTGAGAATTGATGCGTTGTATGATTGTGTTCTTCGTCTTCTACGTCTTTTAATGAGTTGCGTAATCTACAGCAACTTGAGAGACTATCAGGTGAATCACTTAGATAACAGAAAAATGAATGTCCTTCTGCCCACATTTCTGCGGTAAAATCAGCATATTCCTTATCAACAATATCGTGTCCGTCAGTAAGCATTGCCATTGTTTCAACTGGGAAAGTTAATATATATTTAGTTCTTTCTTCATTGAACCATTTCATAAATTTCTTCTGCAACCAAGACAATGTTTCCCACTTTGGTGCTGTGCCATCTGGAAACTTAAATTCACCAAATACGCCATCGAAATAGTTCTTATCAAAATATCCAATATTCCAAAATACAGTCTGATAGCCACGATTACCTGCCGGCATATTCATTGAATGTACAACTTGTTGGAAACAATTCTCTATAACTTGTTCCAATGTTCTTCCTTTCCTGTTTAACTCTACTTGTTTGTTTAATATTGTTAAATAATCATCGCCATAATCTTTACGAATGAAATAGTCCATATACATCAAGAACTCAGGTGTTGCAACCGCACCCATAAACTGAGAAGAAACAGAATACACAAGATTAATAAATTCGCCACAGAAAGATTTTAAATCAGTTGGGGCAACACTTTGTCCACCTAATATTTGTAAGCCATCTACAAGAAATGGATACATTGTTATTGCAACACAGTACGGATAACCAGGAGTTCCACTTTCATCATGTTTATAAAGAACATGGCTTTCAATGTCTTTAATATATTGGTCTGCTAATTTTTTGGAATACAATGCTTTTATTTTATTGTGCATTATATACCGATTCTGTTGAATGTTCTTACCTTTGTGTAATTCTTGTCCTAATGTAACAATATTTTTATTTTCCACATTGGCATTGGCATCATATTTTGAACCACTTGAAGCGTTGGATGCACTAATATACTGTTTTACAAAATCATCGTCCTTTTTTAATAATTTGTCATTATTCCTAAGTTCATCATATTTCTGGATATATGATTTTGCAACTTTTTTATTAATTGACATTAAAGATTCTTCAACCTGTCTTCTTATTTCTTGTGAACTAATCTTTTCATATATAAAAAGATTTTTAATCAAGGCTTCAATTAAGCCATTATTGCATACTTCACCAACAGAAGCAAAAGCTTCACAAATACCATGTTTTATTTTTTCAGAATCAAATTCTTGAAATGAACCATCTGTTTTTCTTACATTCATATTTATATTGACTTTATTTTATTATTAGTATATTATATGTAGTTCTCAAAATCCAAAAATCTCTTCATTTTCTTCTCAAAAATCTGTAAAGTATTGAAAATAAAGGAGAAAAATTTTTTAATTTTTTTTTAGACACAAAATACATATTTCATACTATTTAACCCTTAATTATTTGATACTTTTTGCTATTTTATTGGCTGTTTTTACAAATGAACTATTGAGTGCCCCATTTTGGCCGCTTCCAATTGGTTCATTGTCAATTGAATCTAACTCTGACATATCCAACTTACACGTGCCATTATTAAATTTAACATTTGGAAATGATGTTCTTCCAATCTTTACGGCACGTAATTTTCCAATGTAAATACTTAATTTATGCTCTTCTTTTTGCTGTTGTGTCTGTGCTAACTGTATAACCACATGTCCAATCTGTGTTTTTTTAACACTTCCACCTGCTTGTCCTAAACCAACATATTCTTGATTTATAGCATCCTTGGTACTTTGAACAGGAACCCATAAAGCCACATTAAATTCCTTTGCTATTGCTTCCAACTTACGCATTGTTATTCCTTCTCTTGTCCATTCGCTATCATTGTAGCCATCACTGTTTTTTTCGGGTTTTAAACACTCAAAATAATCAATTACAACAAGGTCTGGAATAAAGCCCCTACTGATATATTGCTGAATAAGATATTTAATATCGCTTGCAGAATATTCACCAGTTGTTAGCCTATGACAAACAACATTCTGAATAAGCATGTTTCTTAATTCATTGTTATTATCCTTCAATATTTTAAGTGCAAGTGGGCGATTTATTGGGTCTGATAAATCACATGCATCAATGTCAGTTACATAGCCATAGTATTTTCTTCTAATTGCAACTTCAGTGTCCTCAAAAAAGAAATGCAATACTTTATAACCTTTATTGTCATTATCATTTGTTTTAACTGTTGCTGCATGAGCACAAAATCCTGTTGTACAAGATGTATTATGTGTTACAATAAAATCTTCTGTTATGTACAAATGTTCATCTGAATCAACCAAAATACATTTAGTTTCCTCATCTCTTACGTATTCAGCCTTGACAATCTTGTTCTGATTGAGGTATTTAGTTCTTGGCTTGTACCTTTTTACCTTTCTTTCCAGTCTAAACGGTATTATATTCTCATCTTCAAATGAAATTGTAACATTATAAGCAATTCCGCAATCAATCCTTTCGTTTGTCTTTTTGCTGAAATATCCTGTTTTCTTTTGCTTTATACTTGCATTACCGCCTAATGACCTGACAATAAAATAAACATTGTCAGCCAACTTCTTGCTTTTGGTGGTAAACTGACATATACCACTCTTACTAATATAGCCGTCAGAATCCATTAATCCCTGAAGCAATGCAATACGATTTTCCACCGTATTGAAAAGATACTCATCTGGTATATATTTTTCTTCACTATTACAGGTGCCAAGTATATTGCCACATTTTTTCTTTAAATCATTATGGATATAAAAAACCCATACGTTCCTGCTTTCATAGTAACTTGTGGTAAAATTTTCGCCTATAGATTCTCTTAAAAAATTATGTATCTCTTCTTTGTCTTGGTTTCCAACAGTAATACAGTATCTTTGGAAACATCCGTCACCAATATAATATCCAAGAAAATACGGGTCAAAATCAATTTGCTGTTCATTAAATTCAACAGGTCTGCAATTCGGAATATAAAAAATATATTCCTTTTCTTCCCCTTTTGAATTTTTCCTCCGTAATCCTCTATTTAAAATATCACGAAGAGCAATAGTCTTAAAACTATGGTCAGGATTAAAGCGTTTTTTACCGTTTTTCCTTCCACTACCCTTTACATAAGTTTTATTATGTCTCTGAAAATAGGTATTGACATTCCATAAATGGTCAATATCACATTCACAAGAAGCACCGTTGCTAAATTCAATCCTATAAACAGGACGAATACCTTGTGGATAAGTGCCTATTACTTTGTGAGACTTACCGTCACCCCCAATTACATAATCACCCACATTTATATCACCCATTGTCTTATAACCGTCAGGCGTAAGCACCCTTGAATGTAACGGCTGTGCTTTTCCAACACCCATAGGACTTACTATAATACCAAGTTCACCTTTTCCAAGACCACCGAACAAACTTTCATCAAGTTTATCTGCACCTGTTGGTATTGCACACCTATAATCTTCTTTGAGGTCATCTTCCAACGTTTCAAACAAATGAAAGCCCATATCAATATTTGTATTCGTGTCCAATGCTTTCTTTATTAACTCTTCCATTACAAAGTAGTTATCCGCATTTCCACGTTTTAGAATTTCGGTACATTTGTTTATTGACTTTGCAAGATTTTGCTGTTTGAAAAACTTTTCAGCATTACTTGTTAGTAATTCAGTGTCAATGTCAAATTTCTTATTTCTTAATTGTTCAATTTTTTCTAAGAAAATATCAACTGTTATTTTATCGTTAATATTTGTCCTAACCAATAATTCTATATCATTATAGTTTGGACATAGACCGTTTTTTGTATACCTATCTTTCATCATGCCAACAATTCTACGCAAATATTCGTCAGTAAACATATTTTGGTCTATAATTGACACTAAACTAATAAAAAATTTGGGTGTCTCAATGAAATACTTAACAAGTTGATATTGATAGTTTTCACCAAGATAGCCCATGTTGGCCTTTATATTGTTAATTTTACCCATTTATGCGTAATTTTATGCTATTATTTTGAAAATGGCCGTTTAAGTTTTTCTCAAACGGCCATAAATTGCACCATTTCAGTGAATTTAAAGATTCTTATCAATGTATTCAATCTGACGATTTGATGGATACAAATTATCAAAATATTCTTGTGTCTTCTTTCGTGTATATTTCTTCCATGACTGCTTATAATTCTCAATAGCCGAAAGATAATTGTAATTCTTTGTTTCTGGCTTAATTTCAGTATGTCCTGTTACAACAGGCTTAATAACACCACCATAATATTCAACCGCAGTCTCATATCTGTCCTTATTGATTTTGTTATTGTTTTTATATGCAGTCACAACCTTAGTGTATTCATACTTATCACTATATGTATTACTCAAAGTGTCGCAAATTCTACGTATGAAGTCACTTATAAGATTAGTTTTACCCTTTTGCATACAACGAATTATCATTGCACCAAAACTCAATGAAGAATTATCCTTATTATCATAGAATGCGTAATTATTTGTCAAATCAACACCATTACGAACAAACTTAGGATAAACATTACCATCCCAAACCTTTTCAAAAACAGGCACATCATCAATCAAAAATGAAAACTTGAATATAAATTCATCATCATTAGGCCTTTCAGTTTCACCATATTCACTTGCTTCATTACAAAGACTAATATATTCCTTTGTAAATACCTTACCATCAGGTGCTTCTATTTTACCTACAATATTGGTGTCAGTCATCACGCCAAGAAAATCTTCACCATATTTTTCTACTTCTTCTTGTGACAAAAAGCCCGTTGCCTTCATTGGTTCTGATAGGTTGCTATACCACATGAAAATACGGCTTTTGCTTACCAAATCTTCCTTAATAGAATCTACTATTCCGTTCATGCAATTATTAAACTCTTCTGTATGAACAGATTCTTCATTAAAACCATTGATTTTGAAATAACGCTGACAAATTACATTGTCATTTACCCAAATAAGAAACTGAAACTTGCTCTTATAGGCAACATTATCAACAAACTTTGTTTTTTCTTTAAAATTTTCTTCCATTTACTTAATTATTTAAGTTAAACAATAAATTAACCACACTCTTTTTAACATTTGCAAATATAATGCAACATTTTTTAACAGCCAAATTTATATTGGCAAATTTTTCTTTTCCTTATCAATTAAATACATAAATTCAGCAAAGAAATTACCAAAAGTAGTACTATCTTTTAACTTGTCAATATCATACTTCAATATAATGTTATAAAGATTCTCCATCGTCCTATCAGTTGGGTCAATTTGGGCATACATCATACTTTCCAACAATTCTTTTGCTTCATCGGACATCAGTGGATTCTTCAAATCAATGATTCTTTCATTAATTTCATATATTTTTTCACCTTGACAGCCATCAGTTACTCTATTTACTATATTTTCTGCCCATTTCAACGGTTTTTTCTTTTCTGAAACACGTTTTTCATTGATTTCCTTCGCTTTTTCTATTACTTCATTCAAAGTAACCTTTCTTTTCTTTATTTCATCAAAGTTGGTAAGCAAAGTTTTCTCCCCAAGACCTTTAATACCTTTAATATTATCAGAAGCATCACCACAAAGCATTTTCTTCAACACCACATTTTGATAATTATAGCCCATTATATCAGTATGATTCTTGGTATTTACAAACACCTTCAACGATTGGACATAAACAATCACGTCTTCTGCTATAAGTTGTGTTAAATCCCTGTCATTTGATACAATAACAATCTTTTCATTTGGCATTTTATGGGAAACATAGTAACCGATGAAATCATCTGCTTCCGTTTCATCACAAACACATTGTCTTACAAATAATTCTTCCAGTATTTCCATTATGATGTCACGTTGCCAATAGAATATTTCCTTGTGTTTTTGTTTTTCTTGAAGCTTAATTGGGTCTTCTTTCTTAACAAAACGGTCATACATATAGCCAATCCTTTTATTTACCTCTTTCATATAGTCAGAAAGACCTTCTTCTTCAAACTCTTTGTCACGGTTTGCCTTATAATCTCGGTTAAGATTAAACCTTAATTGACCGCTATTTTTACCATCCCAAAACACATAAACATAACGGAAATTACCTTTTTGAAGTAACATTTTCAGTTGCAAAAGAAATTGAAAAACGCCACCAATAGGCATCCCACTACTTGAAACCGTATTGTCACCAAGAGATGATAATTCTAATACATTAGAACCATCTATTAGTAATGTGTTAAATGTCTTTTGACACAATTCTGGCTTACTCTCCCTTATTCTCTTCGGTATTGGCTGTGGCATTTCTCGTAACTTTGGTATCTGTCTTTTCTTTATTTTTGGTATCTCCTTTAAGAAACACAAGAAACTGACCATTTGATAATAGCCTTATATTTTCTTCTTGATTGATTTCTTGCATTTCTTCAACTGATAGGCTGATAAACTCTCCCATAGTCTTAAATAAACGAACCTTCGGCAGATTATCAGTCTCACCCGTTCCAACGCCACCACAAAGGTTTACAAATGTTTCAAATGGTACTTCTGTTGACTTACCATCTTTAATATCATACTCTGCTACATTAATTAACTTTACTTTCATATCAATATCTATTATTTGTTCTTACCAAATTATATACCCACATAATATCATTAAATTCTACGTATAGCTGACTGTTGCCATTTGTCTCAATCCTAAACCGCATAGAGCCTCTATCACCATCTTGGTCTATGAAATAAAATTCAACCTGACTTCCACCGGATGAATCTGTATATCTCCTAACATAATTTGTTATCTGATATGTCTGTCTACGTGGTGAATAAATCCTGACAATATCATTGTCATAATCAATAGTGACCAACATATCAGACTTTTCCCAATCAGTCCAATTTGTCCATGAACCATATGAATTAACATGTTTCATTGCAAAACCTGTTGTTCGATAATAATAAGTCTGTGCTTCAATAGATAAAATTGAGACAAACGCAAACAAAAACATTAAAACTAATTTCTTCATTTTTTTAAATTTTTAAATTAAACATTAAACAATATAAAAAGCTCACCTTGCCACCCCGACTAATGTTTACAGCATTACCCGTCAAACTTAAACTGTTATTTTTTCTTGGTAGGTCTTCCAAGGGTCTTAGTAAGCGTGGACTTACTTGGTGAACACTATAAAATCATAATATCAAGGCCATTCTTTATTCTTGTGTTTGCAAATATAATGCACATTTTTCATGTCACCAAATTTTTATTCAATAATTTCGTCTTCTGTTCCATTAACATATTTACAATGTTTCCTCATCAGTTTCAATAAATTCTATATCTTCCTCTGTTATGTTAGATAACTTGCCAGTTTTATCTTCTTCTTTCAAAAATTTTATTATTTGTGGTAATACTTTCTTTTTATAGCTATCAATTTCAGATTCAGATATAATACCATTTGCGGTACAATAAAGAAGTCCTTCTCTACTTAAATTAAACGGTGTTGGTAAATGGTTTTTCTTTATTGAAATCGGTGCAACAGTGCCATATTCATATTTTTCCCCCTTTACTGTTGCTTCCATCTTTTTAACACCACTTGTTACTATTTTACCACATGCAATAAGTAAACGTAATGCATATTCAAAAGAATTACCACCCTTTAATTTAACTGAAGGCTTACCCATTGTTGCCATTGAAGAATCCCATATTTTATTAACTATAAAGAACGTATTCGTATATTGTGAAGTTTGACTTCTTGAAGAAGGTATTCTTGTGTTAACAATTGTATTAAAAGCAGTACTTATACTAGAAGCGTCAAACATATTATTTCCACATTTTGAAGCAAAAGATTTCCATGAAGTAATACTGCCAACACTATCCCATATAAACAATAACTCCATCGGCAAATCCCCATTTTCTTGCTTATCGAGCAAATCATTAATAATATAAGCAATATCTTCAATCAATGCAACTTTTCTTTTTGTTGATTTTCTCGTCATTGTGCCATAATCCATATCACCACAATAATCACACATTGCCTCATTTGTAAATAATATAAAATCTCCCTCATAATCGGTTATTTTTCTCTCAATGTGCGTTGTTACCTCTCCTGTTTCTACGTCAACATCTTCTACTTCTACATCTTCATAAATAGGCGTGGCTTGCATACCACAATCAATGGCATATTTAAAATCAAAATTACTTTCAGTTTCAAATATTACCGGTAATACCCCTTGTTTTTGTGCAGAAGCAATCAGACAATTCTTAATCGTACTCTTTCCGGTTGAATTCCATCCATAACATCCGGAAAACCATCCTTTTGGTATTCCTGGCAAAGATAGTGCTTCTTGAAAGCCTTTAGGCATTATAAACCACTCTAATGGTTTCTCTGCCACCTTTGTTAATTTTAAATTATTATTTTTAAAATCTTTAACGCTAAAAGCATTTTTTGTTATTGCACCCTTTTTTATTGCTTGTTTTGCCATAATTTTACATTTTAATTAGTTAATTATTTCAGCTTTATCCCATTCTTGTTTTTCTATTTGTTCTCTGTAGCATTTACTGCATAATGGTCTGTATTTATCCTCTCCACCAATAAGAATTTGTTCACCATTAATGACAAGTTCATTATTTTCGTTAAATCTTGCATTGAATATTGCCTTTCTTCCACAAGAACATGAAATTTTAAGTTCTTCAATATCATCTGCCAATTCAAACAGTCTTTTTGAACCCTCAAACAAATAAGTTTGAAAATCTGTTCTTAATCCGTAGCATAGAACATCAATATCAAAATCATCAACAATTGCTCTTAACTGTTCAATGTGCTCACTTGTCAAAAATTGGCTTTCATCAACCAAAATCCATTCTAATTTCGGTTCTTCGACCTTTTTATCTGAAATTATGTTTTTTATGATGCTATAGATGTCATATTCTTCATAAATTGTGAAACAATCTCTCTCCATGCCGATTCTTGAAGATATTTTATCAATACTTTCACGATTATCAACTGATGGTTTCATACATAAAAAGCCAACGCCTCTTTTTTCAAAGTTATGTGCTTCAATTAACAACAAAGCACTTTTTGCTGCTTCCATTGTACCAAAAACATACCTAAGTTTAGCCATTAAATTTATAATTTATACGTTTTTATTTTCAAATTCCTAAAAAAAAGGAATATGGAAGAAAAAACATAATTCAACCATATTCCGTATGATTGTATTTAGAATGGTAAATCACTATTATCAAAATCCTCTGTAATTGTAGTTTCTGGCACAATTAAATCTGATGTTGATGGCTTTAAAGCCCCATTTGTATTATAATTAGCCTTTAAAACCTCTGTTGCTGCTTCTTCTTCGGCTTTCTTTGCTTGCGTATCAAATTCAACTTTTTCAACATATTTACCTTCCTCTCTACTATATACAGGTATCTTGCCATTTACTACAAGTTCAAGATAATCTGCTGATTTTAGACTATAAACGTCTTTCCAAGTCTTTTCATCATTCAACCAAGCATTAGCCTTATCAACATCTTTTGAAAGTGGCTTTCTATTACCACTATCGGTGATATTATAGGATACAGTTTCTTTCATACCACCAAAACCGTCAGGAATTAATGACTTACCAACATTAATTATAATATCTTTACCATTATAAAGGTCAAAAATACTATAATTTTCCTCTCCGTCTTCTTTTGCCTCTTCTTTTCTTGTTTTAAACAAACTCATAAGTTTGTCATAGATTCCCTCGCCCTTTGAATTTTCATTAAAACGCCAAAATTTCACACCTTCATCCTCATGGTCTCTGTCAATAACACGTGTAATGAAGGTTCTCTTCTTTTTTAATGAACATGCTTCCTTAAACAAAGACTTTGACAGTGCTTCGTTTCCTTCCTTTCGTGCTTGTGCAGCCTTATCAAAAAGTTCCTTGGATTTTTTGCAAATTGGGCACTCTTCTTTGCTTTCTGCTTTTTCTGAATTAAGACAAACATATGATTTAAAACCACTTTTTGCAATTTCCTTGTCAACTTTCAGAGCATGCGTAATAATATCAAAGAAAACCGTTCCATCTGTTGCTGAAATAGGTAAAAATCTAACTTTTACCGTTTTTGTCACTTCATGTTCCTTTAATTTAAGGTCTAAATAATTCTTTGGGTCAAAACTTGTCCTCTTTTGATTCTGAAAATCCACATTTGACTTTTTCAAGTTCTCATTTTGTTCTTCCAATGCTTTTGCATCTGTGTTTACTGCCGAAAATTTAATACTTTCTTCCATTTTTACATCAAATTAATTATATATTATTATAAGTTTCTTCTTTACATACACAAATATAGTTCAAAACTGGTAAATAACCAAAGTTTTTACATGAAAAATGTAGAGAATCTTTAAGAATTTTTAACTTCTCATGATTCTCTACAATAAATACCAAATTTTTATAAAAAGTTTCATTAAAATCCAATATAATCTCTCAAATTTTGGTCAATATTCAATGTGTCAGATATGTTTTTCATATTTAAGCCACTAATATCACCTTTTGTTATATTGTATTTTTCTTGTTCATTCGATGGTGACACTTCATTATCACGTATAATCTCATAATTTGGATTTTCTTGTGTTAATTTATCCCAATATTCAGTTGGTGTCTGATTAAAAGGCCCGCTTGCTTGAGAACGAAGA